CCAGTCGCTGGCGGAGCTGGTTGGTGTAGCAAAGTCCACATGGACAGAAACCTACCTCCCTCATTGGCTGGCGCTGCGCAGCAGTTTTGTGAAGCTTGATAGCGACGCTCTCATATCGGTAACGCGATCACGTTCACAACAAAAGGCGACAAATTTAGATGTAAGTCTTGCAAAACCGAACTGAAAGGCATATATTTCATGTAAATCTGATATCGTCGCCATAGCTTCGATTGTCGACACACAAAGAATTCAAGCCCGAGGTTAACGCCTTGGGCTTTTTGCTTTCCGGCGACACGACAGGGGTATTCGCGAGATGCATTGCATCAGTACCCCTGTCACATCGTCGTAGAGCATTGAAACGAGTTTCATCAGATGTTAAATTTTTGGTGTGGTGAATCCCCCTATGCGGAGGGGCGACCAGTCACTTACAGTGATCTGTAAATGCAGCGCGGGCCATGCCGACTGGGGCATGCTCACCGGGAGGCACCCGGCACCACGCAGTACTACTAAGACATTTGGTAGTGGGGTTGCCGTTTCGGCTTCTCCAGCTATGTTTAAAAGGTAGTAACGGAAAACGAGCGCTCTCCTGGTAAATCGGTAGCTCGGACTATTAGGTGCGCCTCGAACCGTTGAAGAATCAGTATTTCCTACCTTCTGCCCGCCCCTCTGAGCGGGCTTTTTTTCGCCTAATTCAGGCAAAACCATAAAGCATTAAGGGCTGCGCTATTTCGCGGCCTTTTTCATTTCGGGGTCAGAAGCACAGCGGTTGTGCGTTCGGCTGTTAACCGAATGGTCGAAGGTTCGAATCCTTCCTGTCCCGCCAGATAATGGCCTGACCTGATGACGGGCTCATAATCCAATCCATCAGGGCGTTGTTGGCGCAGCGCAACAGGCCGCCAGACCCAGCCAGGGTATTTTCGGTCATCACCGACATTGCTATTACCCTCATGCTTATTGCCTGCCTAACCGCAGGCTTTTTTATTTTCAGGGTCGCGGGAATCACCCTCGACGCTTTGTTGGTAAATCAGCCCGACGGCCCTGAACCTTTTACTGACTACAGATAGCACCCCGAACATTATCGGAGGTGGAGACTATGAAAATGCCTGACAAAATCTTTTCGGCGGCCTCGTACTGCACGTCAGGCGGCCTTATATGCACCGGGCTGGCAAGGACCTATGACTGGTTTCATGGGCTTGACTGGAATTTTATTGCTCTGGCCAGCGGCGTGATAATCGGTGTAGCGACTTACCTGACTAATCTCTACTTTAAGCGCCGCTGGACGAAGATGTATCAGCAGTCCCTCGATCGTGGTTATGGTGGCCCGCCACCGCAGGATGAATAGCGATGGCTAACCTGAAAACAAAACTCAGCGCGGCCATGCTGGCGCTTATCGCCGCTGGCGCATCAGCTCCCGTTCTCATGGATCAGTTCCTGAATGAGAAAGAGGGCAAGAGCCTCACTTCATACCGCGATGGCGCCGGCATATGGACGATATGTCGTGGAGCTACCCGGGTAGATGGAAGACCTGTAACGCAGGGGATGAAGTTAACCCAGGCCAAATGCGATCAGGTGAATGCCGTCGAGCGCAATGAGGCGCTGGCATGGGTAGATCAGAATGTGCGTGTTCGTCTGACGCCTCCTCAAAAGGTCGGGATTGCCAGTTTCTGCCCATATAACATCGGGCCCGGTAAGTGCTTTCCTTCCACCTTCTACCGCAAGCTGAATGCCGGTGACCGGAAAGGCGCGCCTGCGCTGAAATTCGCCGGTGGATTTTTGATGGCGGAAAAGATTGCCGCGTGCGTTCCAACAATTGTTATGGCCAGGTTTCTCGCCGTGATCAGGAAAGCGCACTGGCATGTTGGGGAATAGATGAATGAGCCGATTAGCAGCCATTATCAGCGCCATTGTGATCTGCCTGGTTGTTTGCCTTGGGTGGCTGGCCAGTCACTACCACGACAACGCCACCGAGTTCAAAAGGCAGCGGGACAAAGCGACTGAGCAGCTCAGCCTGGCGAAAGACACCATCGCTGACATGCAGACCCGCCAGAGAGAAGTCGCAGCGCTCGATGCCAAATACACGAAGGAGTTAGCCGATGCAAAAGCTGAAAATGATGCTCTGCAGCGTAAGCTTGATAATGGTGGTCGGGTGCTCGTCAAAGGCAAGTGTCCAGTGTCAGCCTCAACCCAAACTGCCGGCGCCCCCAGCATGGGCGATGATGCCACCGTCGAACTCTCTTCAGTTGCTGGACGAAACGTTCTCGGTATCAGAGCCGGCATCCAGCGAGATCAGACGGCCCTGAAGACGCTGCAGGAGTACATCAACACTCAATGCAATTGAGATAGCACTTCTCCATTCCCATAAGAAAAATGGTAAATGCGGCCATAAGAGCCGCTCTTATCGTTTATTGCATTGTAAGCAGAATGCAAAGACTAGCTGTTTTATCTACTTTAATTTAGATTTCAACAGGTTGCGCATTTCTTTTTTGGCTCTGTGAATAAATTCGTCCTCATTCTCATTGGCTTGAGGATTACCAATTTTATCTTGAAGCTCGTCAAGAAATTTTTCATCGGTCACCAGTTCAGCAGCTTGATTGGAAAAATCAGATTGCTTATCTCCACCAATGCCTAACGCTCTGGGACCTATACAAGAGATTTTGGTGTAAATCTCAGTTGCCAGAGCAGTAGATGCAGTAGATTGTGTTGTCGAATGGTCTGGAAGCTGTTTATTAGCTCCAGAGATGACATTGCGCACCACATCTTTAAGCTTAACCATGCTTCACCTCATTTTTACTATCGCGAAAATACTTGCGAAAAATCCCTTCAAATGCATCAACAAGGATGTTGATGATTTTATCTTTCTGCTCGTTGCTTAGGCCTGACCATATGGAGGCAAAAAAACCGAAAATTTTCAGAAAAATGTTTATCACTGCAATACCTCATGGCTGGATGATAGGAGCGACATCAATAAGTATCTTGCATGCCATTACTTTGAATAAAAATGACATTACTTCACAAATACAGATATTGGATAACGCTTACAAGTGTTTTCAGTAGATTAATTGATATCACAAAGGCCACCTTTATGGAGGGCAGTTCATTAACCGGGTGGCTTTATTAATGGCTTTAACCACAGGAACAGAACCATGGCAACACCGGACTGGGAGGCCATCGAGACGGCGTACCGGGCCGGGGTGATGTCCCTCCGTGAAATTGCATCGCAGCACGGTATCAGCGAAGGTGCTATCCGTAAGCGAGCAAAGCGTGACGACTGGTCTCGCGACCTGAATGCGAAAGTGAAGGAACGTGCTGACGATCTGGTACGCAAAGCAGAGGTACGCAAGCAGGTACGCAGTGAAGTCACTTTGAACGAACGCGTACTGATTGAAGCGACTGCAGAGGTAATCGCCAGTGTCCGCATGGAGCATCGCGGTGATATCAAGCGCGCCCGGCAGATAACGAACGCGCTGTTTGATGAGCTAGGCGCCGAGTGTGCTGATGTGGCCGCGCTGGAGAAGCTCGGAGAGTTGATGCTTGAACCAGACGACAAGGGACAGGACAAGCTTAACGAGATTTACCACAAGGTCATCAGCATGCCGGAGCGCGTTAAATCGGTGAAAGCTCTCAGCGAAGCGCTGAAGAACCTGATCGGACTTGAACGCCAGGCCTACGACATCGACGGGCCGGAAGGCGACAATTCTGTTAAGCAACTCTCTGAACTGATGGATTCCTTGTCTCAGGGGGCGTAATGAAGCCTGAGCATCTCAAGCTGCTAGCTGATAAAGACTGGCGGCTGAACAATCTTTACTGGATCACCGACAAAGAAGGCAAGCCGACCCGCTTCAGAATGACGCCGGAGCAGCGGGAATACTTCGAGGGAATCCATACCCGCAACATCATCCTGAAAGCTCGCCAGCTCGGCTTCACCACAGAGGTGTGCATCATCCAGCTCGACGCTGCTCTGTTCGAGTCGGCAAAGTGCGCGCTGATCGCCCATACGCTGAATGACGCAAAGCGCCTGTTCCGGGAAAAGGTGAAATATGCCTACGACAAGCTGCCGGCCGAGATAAAGGCAGCCAATCCGGCGAGCAACGACTCAGCCGGCGAGCTGGTCTTTAAGAAGGGCGGATCACTCTACGTAAGCACCTCATTTCGTGGCGGCACGCTGCGTTACCTGCACGTTTCCGAGTTCGGAAAGATATGCGCAAAGTATCCGGATAAAGCCCGTGAAATCGTCACCGGTGCGTTTGAGGCGGTATCGACAGGATGCTTCGCTACTATCGAGAGCACTGCAGAGGGCAGGGCGGGTTACTTCTTCGATTACTGCCAAGCGGCAGAGAAAGCACTGCTGCAGGGCAAACCGTTATCTGCGCTGGACTGGAAGTTTTTCTTCTTCTCCTGGTGGAAGAATCCGCAGTACGCAATTGACCCGGTAGAACTGCTCCCTGCACGCCTGATTGAGTACTTTGCTGAGATGGAGGCGAAACACGGCATAGTCGTTAACGAACGCCAAAAGGCGTGGTATTACGCCAAAGAAAAGACGCTCGGCGACGACATGAAGCGCGAATACCCGACCATTCCGGCAGAGGCGTTCCAGCAGTCGGTCGAGGGCGCGTACTACGCCAAACAATTCCGCTGGCTCTACACCAACAAGCGGATCGGCCAAATCCCGGATAACTCCCATCTACCGGTTAACACGTTCTGGGATATTGGTGTGGGGGACTCCACGGCGATCTGGTTCGTTCGCGAGGTCGGCGAAGAGTTCCACGTCATCGACTACTACGAAAACTCTGGCGAAGGGCTTCGGCACTACATGAAGGTGCTGAAAGACCGCGGCTATGAGTACGGTGAGCACTGGGGGCCGCACGACATCGAGAACCGCGAGTTTGCAGCTGATGCGAAGTCTCGCAAAGAGCTGGCGCGCGAGGGATACGAGATTGACGGCCGGGTGTATTCGATGAACTTCCGCGTTGTGCCTAAAGCGGGGATCGACACCGGCATTGAGTCGGTGCGTGAAATCCTCAAGTCCTGCGTTTTCGATGAGGAGAAGTGCGCTGTTGGCATTTCCCACCTCGAAGGTTACCGCAAGGAGTGGGACGACAAGCGCGGCTGCTGGAAAGACAAACCCCTTCACGACTTCACATCGCACGGCGCCGACAGCTTTCGTTACTTTGCCGTGGCGAAGAACAACCGCAAGCAGGTCGGCACAGTATTCTTCTAAGGAGCATCGCCAGTGAGCGAACAAGATAACGGCCTTCAACTGGCTGTGAACAATCTCGCCACTGAAATGCGGCGAGCGAATTACCTTAACGCCATCGGTATCGGCGGTGGCAATACCAAGCGCCCGACGCTCTATCAGGAATTTGGCTACCCGCGAACCATTACCTTCCATGACTTCTACAACATGTACCGCCGCAACGCCGCGGGTTTCGCAGTGGTGCATCGTCTTCTGGATGGTTGCTGGCAGGACTATCCGGTCATTGTTGACGGTGATGAAGCGCAGAAAGCGGAGAAAGCAAACGCCTGGGAAAAGAAAGTAACCAAGTTTATGAAGAAGTTGTGGCCGAAGGTGAAGGATGCCGATCGCCGCAATATGGTCGGGCGTTACTCCGCACTGCTGCTGCAGGTGAAAGATAGCAAGGCATGGAGCGATCCAGTAGATACCAGGCTGGTGAAATCCCTGGGCGAGTCAGCGCTGGTAAAACTTATCCCGGTATGGGAGCCGCAACTGACAGTTGCCGAATGGGATAACGATCGCCAGTCCGAGACGTTCGGCCAGCCGAAGATGTTCAACTTCAACGAGCAGCCGGTTGGAGACGAGGCTTTCGTCGGACCGACGCGCGGTGAGCCTGTGCATCCGAGCAGGGTGATCCTGTTCTGCGAAGGCTCAGAGGATGACAACGTTCTGTCGGGTATCCCCCTGCTTGAGGCCGGATACAACAAAGGACTCGACCTTGAGAAGATTTCCGGCGGTGGCGCTGAGGGCTTCCTGAAAAATGCCAGCCGGCAGATCGCGGTCGAGTTCAGCAAAGAAACAGACATGGCTACGCTGTCCGATCTGGCGAAGAAGGCTGGTTATGCCGACCTCGGCGAAGCGATGGGGGACAAGGTCAACAAGCTTAACCGCGGCACCGATGCGGCCGCCGTGATGCAGGCCGGGCAGATGCATGTTCTGAGCGTTACGCCAGGCGACCCGGGGCCGACGTGGGAGGTCACCGCGAACGAACTGGCCGCCTCCGTACAGATACCTTTCACCATCCTGTTTGGACAGCAGACCGGACGACTGGCGAGCGATGAGGATAAAACAGACTGGGCCATTCGCCGCAATACCCGCCGCAACGGCTTCCTGACTGACAGAATCACAGCCTTGCTGGAGCGCTTCTGGACCCTGGGCATTATAGATCCGCCGACAAACGGAGAGGTCACCATTTCATGGACTGACCTGCTGGCGCCTGGCGAGAAGGAGAAAATCGAGAACGCCTCGAAACTGGCTGATATCGTCCAGAAAACGTCGGGCTTCTATGGTGGCGAGCCGCCATTCACTGCCAACGAACTACGCGAGATTGTAGGCCTCGACCCTCAGCCTGAGCCAAAGCAACCACCTAACCCGAATGACAAGGTGACAACCGATGATCCACTGGCCGATGACACCTGAGCAGACGGCAAAGGTGGGGCTGCCGATAGTTCCGCGCAGCAAGGTTGACCCGACTCGATCAGCGAAGCAGGTCAGCGCGATGTTCCGGGATATCGAGGACCGTTATCTCGGCATCAAGCGTGCTCTGAAAGCACTGTTTGACCAGCGTCTGACCGGGAGAGAGCGAGAGGTTAACAGCCACAACTGGCATTTCCTGTGTCACGTTAACGGTGCAGAGCCAACGCTCTACCAGGTCAGCGCTGGCAAGTTCATCTACGACATGTCAGCGCAGGAACTGGCCGACCTGCTCGAAGCGGTACAGGTTATTCTCGACGATTACCTGCTGGAAGGCGGCGAACAAAGCCTGTGGGCGATGGATTACGTCGCCGCAGAGGCGCAGCGCGGCACGCTGGAGGCCTTCAACAACCTCTCGCAGCAGTCGCAGGTGTACGCCAGCCAGACGACGCTTCAGCAGCTTTTAAGCAGCCCTGCATACCAGAACCAGATCGCCAGTGCCTACATCAGCACGTATAGCGACTGGAAGCTGGAAGCTGACCGGGCGCGCGGTGACCTGGCGAACATCATCGCGGATGCCGTTGGGCGCGGTGTGAATCCCCGCGAAACGGCGCAGGTGGTAAGCAAGCGCCTTGATGTCTCTATGGGCCGCGCAAAGACTATCGCTCAGACTGAGCAGGTTGGCGCACTGCGCCAGGCGCAATGGAACGAAACGGACTGGGCAGCGGATCGGCTTGGGCTGAAAACCGGCCTGCTGTGGCTATCTGCGCTCAAACCGACCACGCGCAGCTGGCATGCCAGCCGTCACGGAAAGGTATACACCACCGAGCAGGTGCGAGACTTCTACGCTGAGAACGGCAACCGGTACAACTGCTACTGCAGCCAGATTCCGGTGTTGCTCAATGACGACGGTAGCATTTTCAATCAGGGGTTGGCTGAGAAGCTGGAGAAAGAACGTAAAAGTTGGTTA